CCATTTAACATAAAATATGGTGAATTTGAACAATCTACATCCGAACAATCTACATCTGCGCGTTTACGTGTTTTAGTGATATCAGCTAGAAAAAAATTATTTTAATTTCACATGAAATAGTTTTTTTGTTTTAATTTCACATGAAATAGTTTTTTTGTTTTAATTTCACATGAAATAGTTTTTTTGTTTTAATTTCACATGAAATAGTTTTTTTGTTTTAATTTCACATGAAATAGTTTTTTTATTTTAATGATAAATATTTTTTTTTATATTTAAGATACTTATTTTGATATATATTCATAATTCTTATAAATGTATTTAAATCATCATTATTTAATATATAAAATATTTTGTTAAATCCTTGAGTAGTTGTAAAATAATAAAAATTATTAAATTGACCATGATAATTAAATAATAATTTATTAGTACCTATTATATATACTAATGGAAATTTAGGTATTGCAATATGTGTTAAATTAATAATTAATTTATTTTCAGTTTCCGTATTTGTGAAATCTGATGAATAATATAATTGTTTTTCCCATATTGATGAATCTGTTAAAGTAGTATTATTAAATATTTGTTTATTTATAATATTAAATTTAAAATTAGTATATGAAATTATATTTCCTTTATTAATTTTAATATAATTTTTGTAAATATTATTATTTAAATATGTTCCTGCAAATGAATTAGATGTATCAATACATATTAAATAATGATTATCTCGTATTTTACAATACGATGTAGCAAATCCAAACGGTTGATGTCCAAATATTTGGTATAACTCTCTATTTGTTGTATATTCAAAATGTAAATCAGTTTCTTTCATTATTTTTTCATAACCAGGTCCAATTGGACTAATAATATTTATATATCCATTTATAGGTTGTGTTAGTTCAGAGTTTATTAATTTATATAAGTTATTTTTAGATAATAATATTGAGGTAGTCATTATTAGAAAAAATGATAATGCAACACTTATATCAATTTTATTATTTATAAAATTTTGATAAGATGTACAAATATCAAAATTAGTAATATTAGTATTATCAAATTTAAAATTTCCATTAATCATATAATTATTATATATACATAATAAATATTTAGTATATATAGTATTAAAATTGTTACATTTTTGTTTTAAATTACAAGTTTCAGTACTAGTATAATTAGATTTTTCTATAATGTTATATATTTCTTCTTCATTAACTATATTTTCATATTTTATATTACTAAATTGATAAATAAAATTATAATAATTATTATGGTGATATGTATTTAAAAAATATTTTGTTATACCACCATGAGATAATAATAAATCTTTATTATTACCTAAATCAACAAATTCAATCATTGTTGCTTTATTATATAATTTATATAAAAGTCCTTTAATACATTTAGTTGTATTATCACTAAAATCTAAAGGTAATGGCATATCATCATTTTTCATTAATAAACTTCTAAATATAGCAATTACTAAAAAAGCTTTATAATTTTGGATTAAATCAATTTGTAATAACTCTTGTATAAAATTTAATTTTATAATTTCATTATAAATAGTTTCTAATAAATATGATGCACTAAAAGAATAAGTAAATATCATAGTAAATATTTCCATACATGTAAATATATTACAAGCATTTAACCCTTCATTAAAAAAGGAAAGTTTTTCAGGATTCCATATAGGTTTCCATAATTTCATAGGATATTTTAATTTTAAAGTACTATTATAATTTATTATAAAATTATCAAAAGTTAAATTACATAGTCCTTCATTAAATTCTTTATATTTAACATTATCATCTAATTCTAATGCAAATAATAATCTAATTTTATTTAAATCTCTATTACCTAATATAATTTTTATTTTAGGATTGGTAATTATTGTATGTATATTATATAAATTAAAAGATTTTTTATTAAATAATTCATATCCAATTATATTTTCTATATTATCATCATCCGGTTGTAATGTATATACTAATTTGCTAGAAGCTGTAGAATCAATAAAATCTCCTAATATATATATATTGCCATTATACATATCTGGTAAAAAATAATCAATTTTGTAACCTTCAATATCGGATATTAATATTGTATTATCCATATATAATAATCATATATTATTTTAAATAACTTTAATAATATGATTATTTTCCCATTTTGTGTCTGGAATTGATAAACATTTTGTTCTTAATTCCATTTCCATATGACTTATAACATAACTTAAAGTATTAATAGTTTTTAAAATTTCTTTATTATGTAATACTATATTTGTAGTACTATATTTTTGTGTTATATAATCTATTAAAATTTTTAAATCTGCAGATACCATATTATGAACATAATGATCTTGATAACATAAATTTTTAATTTTACTATTATAATTAAAATTACAATTTTCTTTATATGAACAAAATTTATAAGAACATCTTATAATAGCATCATCATTATTTTTTATTTTATTATGTATTAATTCTTTTTGATTAATTCTATTTCTTAATGTTTCACTTAAAGTATATAAAAAATTTAAACATGATAAAAAAAAATTATAATTTAAATTTTTATTTTGTAATGTATATTTAGTTAATAATTTAATAATTTCTAATTCTTTTTGTAATATAATTAAACTATTTTTTGTTTTAATTTTATCAATTTCTTCAAAATTTAAACATAATAATTTAATTTCATTTAATTTTTCTTCATATTCTATTTCAATTTGATTTACTTTATTAATAATACTTTTATTAATATTTTTATTTGATAATTTATTTATATAACAATTAATATCATTATCATTAATATTTATATTATAATTAATAAAATATTGGTTATACCATTCTAACATCTATCTATAATTAAAAAAATATCTTTTTATATAATAATATGAGTAATTTTACAATTAGATTAAATAAAAATAATAATAATAATAAAGAAAATACTTTTCAAAGTAAATTAACTTCAAACCAAATTAAAGATTATTTAAAAGATTATAAGATAGTAACAGATATTAATAAAGTAAATATAAGTACTCATATAAGATATTTTTGTATTGATCCAATAACTAAAATTAAAAAATTTAGATTAGGTGGAATATTAACTAAATTTGGAGACAATAGAGAATATATTATATTATCAAACGGTGCATCATCATGGTCTGTACAATTAAAAAATACTATTTTTTATCAAAAAATGACAGAATGTGAATTAAAAGAAGAATTAAAAGAAGAATTAAAAAAAGAAATAATGACAGAAGAAAATTGTTCTGAAAATAATATAAAATTAAAAAATGATTTAAAAATATTAGAAAAAAAATATAAAATATTAGAAAAAAAAAATGAATCATTATCACATTTATTATCAACTAAAGAGAATGAAATAAAATCAATATTAAAAAAAAATAATTTATTATCTGAACAATTAGATGAAATAAAAAATGAAATATTAAAAATTAAGAAAAAGAATTTAAATTAAATAATATTATAAAATATAATTTTCTTATTAAAATTATATATTAAATGCATAATATAATTATGTCTGGAAAACGAAAATTAAATAAAAATAAATCTAAAATTATTAATGATACATCAACCTCTAATACTGAAAATAAAAGTATTAAAGGATTTAATAATAAATCTGAAACTACAACAGAAGAATTATATAATATACTAAATAATGATAATGTACAATCACAGCATAATATAAATCATCAACAATCAAATAATAATGTGCAACAACATAACTATAATAATATACAACCCTCTACCAATAATAATATGCAACAACAACCCTCTACCAATAATAATATGCAACAACAAACATATATTAATGAATACGTACATGAATCTGTACCATTAGAAATGGATAATATGCCAATGAATAATTATATGCCAATGAATAACAATATACCAATGAATAACAATATACCAATGAATAACAATATGCCAATGAATAATAATATGCCAATGAATAATAATATACCAATGAATAACAATATGCCAATGAATAATTATAATAATAATATACCAATGAATAATAATATACCAATGAATAATAATATACCAATGAATAATAATATACCAATGAATAATAATATACCAATGAATAATAATATACCAATGAATAAAATATCATCAATGTTAGAAAACCAAGGGCATCAAAATATATCAGAAAAACAATATAATTTTAATTTAAAAAATCTAGCAAAATTATAAATTATTCATATATATTAAAATTTGGAATATCAATAATATAACTAATAATATATACATTATCATCTAACATTTCAAATAATCCATTATCATCTTTACTAATTCTTCCAATTGGATAATTTAATTCATAATTATAAACAATTCCTGTTACATCATAAAACCAATAATAATTTTCTTCTGAATAAATATCATTTAACTTAATAACTGCTCTTATTTTCTTTACTTTTATTTTAATTTTATTTGATTCTCTTGAATTTAACCCATTATTAATTTTTAAATCATATTCTATTTTTGATTGATAAGCAGGTCCTATAGGATTATCAAATAATGATTCTTCATTAAATTGAAAACATTTATATTGTGTATTCATCATATTATGTGCTTTAAATAATTCACAATCTACTGCAACTTCTTTAATTGCATCAATAAATGATAATAATAAATTATATTTTTTCCTGGAAATATTTTCTAACTTTTCATCACTAGTTTCATTACCACTATTACGAATCATTTTATATCTAAATATATCAACTTTTCTTTCTTCCAATGGAAGATTTCTATGTTCACAGAATCGTAAAGCTCTTCCAATAACTTGTTCAATTCTTACTTCATTCCAATATGGTTCTAATATATGAACTTGTCTAACATTACTTAAATTAATACCTTCAGCCCCTGCAGGTGATATCATAATAATTTTTATATATTTACCATATTTATTATAACTATCATTAAAAATTTCTTTATTAATTCTACGTAAATTTTTTTCTATACCTCCATGAAATTCACAATATCTAAAATTATTTTTTAATAAATTATCATTTAATTTTAAATTATTTTTATTAAATAATTTATCTGATTCAACATCTATAAATCCTAATAAATTTAAATATATTTTTAATATTTGTAAACCTTCCATAGCAACATAATTTGAATAAATTAATATAGTACCTTTTGTTTTTTCTATATTAAAAATAATTCTAATATATTTAGGACTACATGTATTCATTAATTTAAATAATTTACTTGTTTTATTATCTTTAAAAAATTTTGAAAAGCTACCATTATATTTATTGTGAAAATTATTAATATCATCAAATATTGTATGATTATTTTCTTTATCTTGATTATAAATTTCTTTAAAATATTTTATTAATGAACTAATAAAATTATTAACTAATTCAATATATTGTAATACTTCAACTTTAGATTTTGTTAATTCCATTTTTTTTTTTAAATTTTTACTTTCTTCTAATATAATTGCATCTGTTTCTTTAATATTAAAATGACTAGGCCTAGGTCTTTTTTCACCATTTATTGATTCTGATATATTTGGAAATACAAAATTACAAGTTTGTCGTGTATAAGATGAATAAGTTGACATAGAAACGCCTACTTTTCCATAAGACATTTTTGCGAATGCTTTTTCTTTTTTAATTTCAATTTCTTCATAGAAATTATATATTTCTTCTTGATATTTTTCCATAGGAATACTAATATAATGCATAATTTTTTGTGCATATTTATCGGGTGTTGCCCCTATATAATATGATACTAATCCCATTATTCTTCTTTGAAATATATTTTTATTATTATCATTTAAAGATGTATAATTAGAAGATGATATAAATAATTGTTCAAATAATGCTTCAGATGCTGGAAATGTACCTGGTCTTAATAAATTAAATATTAATGCAAATTCAAAAGGATTATTAACTGCTGGTGTAGCAGATAATAACATAATTCTAATATTATTATTTTCTTTTTTTTCTTGTTGTATATATTCGTATATAACTTGTGCACGTTTCCCAGTTTTACTTGTTATATTATTATATACATTTGTTATAAATTTATGTGATTCTTCAATAACAAACATTGTATTATTATTTGCATCTGCTAATTTAATTTTTTCTAAAAAATCTTTATCTGCAAATGGTGAATCATAATGTATAAATATAATATTTTTAAATCTATTATCATAATCATTTTTTGACATCCATTTTTTTATATCTTTTAACCATGGATCATCATGTAATGATGCAGGAATTAATATAAATATATTCCATTTAGGTGTATAATTATATAATAAATTATATGTATTTATTACACTTGCTGTTTTTCCTGCACCCACACCATGATATATTAATAATTCTTTGCATGGAGATTCAAAACTTAAATATTGTCCTATAAATTTTTGATAATTAGTAAAATCATTAAGACGTTCTTCATTACATGGATCTTCACCTTCAATTCTTATAATTTCTGGTAATATATATTTATTAAAATTTTTCATTATCCATAATGGGAATATGCGTCCATTTTGTTCTAAATTAATATTAATTTTTGACATTATTAATATTAATTTAGATAAATATTTTTTAATATAATATATCATCATTCTCTTTACTTTTATTAGTTACTTTTTCATACATAAATATAATACCTTGGCGACTGGCAATATCATATATCATTGAATCGCAATTTGGATCAGCAGTATATTCTATTACAGGGTTTGATATATAATTATATTTACCGGTAGTTGATAATTTTTCTTCTGGAACATTTACATTTAATGGATTATATATATAATATTCTGATCTAGTTATATTATTTTCTAAATCTACAGGTTTTATTAATATAGTAGATGAACCAATAACTATATTTTCTTCTTCCGTTGTTTTACTTAATTCTGCGCATACTATTGATCGTAAATTATATTTTTCATTACGTATTTGTATTGATTCAATATAACTAACGGGTCTTGTATTTAATCTTTCTAAACCGGATACAGCTATAGGTAATCTACTTATATTTAATATTCTATTTTCATTAAATCTAATTACATTAGAACGTCTATCAATGAAGAAAAATAATACACCACGTGAATATATTATATTTGTAAGTTTAGGTACTATTACATTATTTTCTCTGAATAATTGGTATTGTTCTAATCCATTAATTAATTCAATTGGTTCTTCGTTACTTATTGTTGGCGGTACACGTATATTAATCATATGTATAGATGTAACTAATGGTCTTGCAGTAAAGTTATATGGATTAACACTAAAATTATTAACAATTGGGGTAGTAACAACTATAGTTGGTCTAAATGAAAATATTGATAGTAAACGTTTAATAATTGTTCCATCATAACGTCCATAAATTAAATCAGGATTATCATATTTATTTATTTTGCATACATCAATAGAATTAATAAATTCTCTAAATGTTCCATTATAATAATAACCGTTACGTAAATTTAATACACATTGCCATAATTGTATCTGCACTTTAACACGATTTAATAAGTCACTAACTGTAGATTGATTATCACATATAATATCATTAGGATCTTTTATTAAATCTTGATATAACATTAAATCTGCTTTTGTACTGATTGGTTCTTTATTATATCTATTTTTAATAATTCCTCCAATATTTGAATATAAGAAATTATTTTCTAATATATCTATTTTTGGTGCAAATAATGCAACAATTATTGGATGAATATGATCAATAGCATTTTGTCCTAATTCACGTTTTATTGTTCCATTAAGAGCCAAATAATCTAAATCTTTATATTGTAAAGATTGCATAAATATTTGAGAATGTAATACTTTTGAAGCACTATATAATCTTAATATTTCTTGCAATTCCTTATATTCATTCGGTTTTAATGAAACAGTAGTTGGTGTATAAAATAGGGTTGGAGCACCTAATAATTTCATTAAATTTGTATTAGGTTGGTCATAGTCTTCTTGATTTCTTCCGGTTAATTCTTCTTCATATATATGTTGAAATTCATGAAATTCTTCATCAGATAAATCATATTTATTTTTATAAATATGCGCTTTCTCTAATAATGTATGATATGGATAATTTCTATTACCATATTTATCTTTTATTAATTGTGCAAATTTCTTGGCTTTCTTCTTTATTAAATTATAACGTTCATTATATTCATTTTCTATTTTTAAAATTAAATCTGTATCATTATTATATTTTTTTTTTAATTCTATAAAATCAATTGTATTTAATTTTCCATTTTTCTTATTGAATATTTTTTTAACTTCTGATTCAATTATATCTTTTGATTCATTTTTTAAGGCAACAGAATTTTCCATTATATATATATATATATAGAAAATATTTTAAAATATATATTTATTTTTAAAGATTTTTTAATTAAAAGATTTATTATTTTGTTAATATATATGAATAATAATTTATGGATTAATAAATATAAACCATTTAATTTATCTGAGATAATTGGTAATAAAAATCAAATTAATAAATTTAAAGAATGGTTACACGATTTACCTAATAATAAAAATCAAGCTATCTTAATATCGGGGAAACAAGGATTAGGAAAAACTTTAATTATTAAATTAATATTAGAAGAATTTAAATATATTGTTAAAGTAATTAAACCTAATGATATTAAAGATCATCGTATATATGATGATTTTAATGATTATTATAATTTTTTAAATTCAATTTATTCTAAAATTGAATTCAATAATTATGTATCTAAAAAAATAGCATTAATATTTGATGAAACTGAAAATATTTCATTAAATAGTGAAAAAAAATATGTATTAGATATTTTTAAATATAATAATAAATTTAAAAGTTTTCCTTTAATATTTATATATAATAATCAACATTCTAAATTATTAAATGATTTAAAAAAATATTGTAATGAATTAATATTTACACAATCTAGTAATAATGATTTAACTATTTTTATTAATAATATATTATTAAAAGAAAATATTAAAGTTGAAAATGAAACAATTATTGAAAAAATTATATTATTTTCTCAATATGATATTAGAAGATTAATTAATATTTTACAAGAATTATCTTATCATCTAGATAATAATATTATTACAAATAATAATATAAATGAATTTATTGAAAAATCTAGAGAAAAAAATATAGACATTGGATTATATGAATCTACTAATATTATTCTTAATAATTTTTTAGAATATGATAATATTATTAAATTATATGAATCTGAAAAAGTATTATTACCATTAATGATACATGAAAATTATATTAAAAAAGTATTAACAAAAAATAAAGGATCTACTAATGATATATTACATAATTTAATTAATATATCAGATTCTATTTCTAAAGGTGATAATATTGAAACTAGTATATATACTGATCAGAATTGGTATCTTCAAAATATTCATGGGTTTTATACATGTATTAATACTTCATATTGGATTAATAAAAATAAAAATTATAATATAAAAATAAATGATATTAAATTTGGTTCTGATCTTAATAAAACATCATTGAAAAATATTAATAAAAAAAATATTAATAATTTATCAAAATTAATTAATATTAAATCTAATCAAGAAATATTAATGTTAAATAAAATATGCAATCATTTTATTAACAATAATAAAGAAAAAACATTAATTAATATTTTATATAATTATAATAAAAATATCAGTATTAAAGAAATTGAATTATGTTTAAAAATTGATAAAACTGTTGATTTTAATATATTTGTTTCAAAAGATAAAAAAAGAATTAATAATGAAATTAAAAATAATATAATATAATTATATATATGAATATTACTGATAATATTGTTTATAAAGAAAAATATTTTAAATATAAAAATAAATATGTAAAATTAAAAAATAATATGAATGAACAACGGGGTGGGATGTTTAATAGTTTATCAAATATGGGTATAGCTTTTTTTACCCCTTTAAGTTCTACTTTTTTATTTGAACTTATGGAAAATGATTTATTTAAAGCCGAAGTAAAGAATAAAATAGATAAAATAGATAAAGAATATATAATTACATACAATAATATATATCCATGGTTCGGATTCAATGTAATATCATTTAATGTTAATACTAAAACATATTATTTTATCATAACTGAAGGTAGTGGTAATCAAATTATGGGTTTAAATGTAGATTCTAATATTATAATAAATGTAAGTATTTCTGATCCTGCCACAGATTATTATAACCAATCCAGTTTTAGTTTACATCCTAATTGGAAAAATGAAAATAAACAGGAACACATAACCAAATTTAAACAATTTCTATTAGATATATTACAAGAAATTATATACAAATTAAAATAATGATATTGTTAACAATCATGTTACTAATATATTTATTAAAACATTTACATTTGTAATTACTTTTAAAACATCTTTACATTCAACAGCAGGTGCTAATGCAAATAAAAATTAAATAATATTAAATTTGGTTCTGATCTAAAACATCATTGAAAAATATATTTATCAAAATTAATTAATATTAAATCTAATCATAATAAAAATATCAGTATTAAAGAAATTTTGTTTAAAAATTGATAAAACTGTTGATTTCAATATATTTGTTTCAAAAGATAAAAATATATGATATAATATAATTATATATATGAATATTACTGATGATGTTGTTTATAAAGAAAAATATTTTAAATATAAAAATAAATATGTAAAATTAAAAAATAATATGAATGAACAAATATTTGACACAC